ATGTGACACTTTTTTAATTGTCTTACTCTGGCTCTAGCCTGTCGCATCGCTTGCGGTTTAAGCGTTCGTTTCTGTTCTTTCTTAGAATGGTGTTGCCAGTTTGGAACTTTCATTGTTCTTAAGATATTTTACGGGAGAATCCTTTTATTTTATCAAACTTTATGACACTTTCAAATTTGTCACTCAGTTCAGTTTTATGAGATATGATAAAGATGTTAGCACCTTTTATTATATATCTAATAATTTTCATAAATTCATCAGTTCCAAAACCATCAAGAGAACTATCAAAT